GTGGTGTATTAGGTGGTACAGGGTTCACATTTGATAATGACACATTTATTAATGGAGTTTTCATTGAAAATGATGACCCATATGATACAACAGATAATGCGGCATGTGGTATTAGTTTAAAAGATGGCTTCTTACCTACAGTAGAAAAAGATTCAGAATATGCTATAACTTTTCAAGCAAAATGTGTTACAGGAATTGCCGCAACAGATTCGCTTATTTTTACTGAAGGAAATAAAACTGTTGAAATAACTAAACCTAGATTTGATGTTTATATATCTGGTTCAAAAGGAAATATTGTACCAGTAGCAACAACATTTGATGCATATCGATTGACAGATTATAATATAGCACCAACATTGCCTGATGAGTTAGCAGATGATGGCGAGTTAGGTAAACTTATTGGCGTTATAGAAATGCCACCATCTAATACTGTTGAAGGATTTAATTCAATACAAAACATAGCTTTAAGATTTAAATCGTTAGCACGACAAAACGTTAAAGTTAGTGTTATTCTACGAAGTGGTACATTTGCAATAAGACGATTGTCAATGACAACTGACAATGAAACTGGATTCACTCCTAATCACATGCGATTAAATATTCGTATACCAAGCGAATATATTAATGTTCCAATGATCTTTAAATTTGAATATTTAGATTATTTAGGAAACAAAGCAGATACAGAAACAAGTGTATTTCCAATTAAATTCACAGGAGATAATGTTGTAATTACTGGAGGAAGTAATTTAATTACTGGCTCAGTATATATAGGAAATACAATGGGCGCAGGTCTAGAACTTGCCGGCGTCAGATCCGGATTTATTCGAGCGATTGGTTATGAAGGATTTTTATCTGCATCAAGGACGGATAAGCCTGGCGGATTCTTAATGTATACAGGTTCTGTGTTACCAGATGCTCCAGACAATTATGATGGAGTAGGTATAGAAATTGTAGAACATTCAGAAAGTTTCTTAAGATTTGCAACTTCGGCATCTGTTTCTGGAAAACCTGCAGGTTTAGAAATACGTACACCAAACTTTTTCCTAGGTAGTGAAGCAGCAGGAAACTTTATATCAGGTTCAAATGGAGAGATTGCAATAACATCTAGTAATTTTGAATTAACGACAGCTGGTGATGTTATAATGCAAGGCGCAATAACAGTAGAGGCGGGAGGTACAATTGGTGGATGGATTCTAGGTGAAAATTCTATATCATCTAGTGGTGATCATGATATATCATTGATTTCAGGAAATTCTCCAAAAATTAGACTTGCAGGCGAAACTCCATTAAATTATTTGGAAATGTATTACAATGGTGATACAGATTATGGCTTACATGCACAACAAGATAATTCTACTATATTTGCTATAGGCCGACCATTAAGCTTTACAGGCGGCACTAATATAATTGCAGGCTGGGAATTTGATAATCAAAAGTTTACAGGCGAAAATATTATAATAAGTAAATCTGGAGAAATTAGGACAGCAGATTTCCAATCAGCACAATTTGGAACTGGTAAAGGTTATAAATTAGGTAAAGATGGTATAGCAGAATTTGAAGAAGCAAGAGTTAGAGGTACATTATCAACTGCAGTATTTGAAAAAGATACTGTATCAGCTGTCGGTGGTGCATTGATTGTTGCAAATGCAACAGCAATTAGATCTGGATCTGTAGTTTTAAATAATCTTGCAAATACTGGTCACGCAACTCAAGCCGATGATTGTACAATAAATAACAGAACTCAAGTTACTTTTAATGATTCAACAAATATAGATAGGTTAAAACCTATAGTGACTCAATCCGGACAACATGCATTAGTAAATGGTAGAGTATATAAAGCCAAAGCAACCATTTCTAGTTACGGTGGTTCTAATAGTATAGGCTTCGCTACTGAAGGTGGTATTGATTCAACATCTGGAAGAAGATCAAGTAACGGTGATATAGAAACAACATTTACTTACACCTCAGGTGAAGTACATGTATTTTCAAACACAAGTAATACAGGTGTAATATCAAATATTACAATTGAAGAAATGTCACTACCAGTTGATAATGCAGCTGGATTTGTCGCTGGCGAATATTTAATAGCTAAAGCAACTTCTTCAACAGGATTTATAGAAGAAATAATGAAAATAGATTCTGTAGGTACTGATATTCTTCATGTATCTAGAAGTATGAACGGTAATTTAATTGCAAGTATGTCTGCAGGACAAGTAATTGTATCTCAAGGAAAACAAGATACTGGGTATATTTTATTAAATGCAACTTCCGGATCTGAAACACCATATATTGATATCACTGAAAGAACAGGCTCAGAATTAAATGATTTAGAAATAAGAGCTAGATTAGGAGATTTATCTGGTATTAACGATAATATCAACGGAACATCAGTTTCTGGATTTGGGTTATATACACAAAATGCATTTTTAAAAGGTGGAATAGTTGCAACATATGGATCAATTGGTGGATTAACAATTAGTGATCATACATTTGGAATTACCGATGTTATTGAAATTAGTGACACAACAGAAGATTACTTTATTAGTTCAAGTGGATTCCAAGTAAATCATGCAGGAGCAGTAACAGCATCTGGAGCATTAATTACTGGAAATTCAACATTCCAAGGACAGTTAGAAGTAGTAGATCAATCTGGAAGAAAACAACATAGATTATTTGCACGAGGAGGAGATTTTAATAACCAGTCTACCCATCCAGCATTTGTTCAATTTGGTTTATATTATACAGCATCTGCAGAGAATTTTATTCCTTTTGCACATGGTTTTGCGGCCGGAGATAATGGCCAACTAAATCGAGGCCATGCTTTATTTATTATAAGTTCAAGTTTAGACACCGGCGGATCAGAACAACTTGATGTAAGATATCATAGAATATTTGATACACATGGCAATGCAGACGCCAGTGGAAGTTTCTTAGCAGATATATTAACAGGAGCAACAAATGTTCCATACCAGTCGACAGCAATAAATTCTAAAGATGTTCTTGTTATTGTGTCACATGATGCAACTAAAATTAACCTTGATTTATGGAATGCATTAACAGCTAGTGGAGCAACAAATCCTAGTACAACAAATTCAAGTCATGAGGATAATACATTGGCATTTGGAGGATCAGGCACATCTAGAACACCATATGTTTTAATCGGCCAAAAAGGTATAGGCCGAGGTAATGGGTTTGAAGCAGTAGGAAGATATGATGAAGCTGATGAACCAAATGGAAGTGCAATTGTAGAAGCATTTTATAGTAATGGACGTCTTACAGCGGCCGCATCAGCTGTAGGAACTCAAATCTTAGGAGATAAACTTAGAACCGGTCAGATACAGTCAAATAATTTATCTGATGTGTCCGGATCGGTGATCAACTTAGACAAAGGAACAATATCATTGGGAGGAACAACTGATCCAAACTTTTCAGTAGATGAATTTGGCCGAACTGTTGCTGCAACTATTAGAGAAAAGTTTGTGTCAGTAAATGATGCAAACTCCGGTTCATATTTAAGACATATAAGTGGTACAGGAACAAATCAACTTAAGAATTTGGTATTTGATGGGTCATTGGGAGGAAAGATGGCTTCAAATATGGAAATATCAACATCATTAAGATTTATAATAAATGATGTAGAATTAGCTAATACAGGGTCTGACAAGACCGTATGTAATGTATGGCTACTTACAGATAATATGAGATTTAATACTGGTTCAATGTCAACATATAATACTGCAGCAACTACTTTAGGTAGTGAATTTCAATATAGAACTGGACCTTAATAATTAATAGAGGAAATATGGATGGCATATATAACGTTACATAAAGGTGAAGTATACACGTTTGGAAGAGTAGGAGGACAAACACTTATCCTCGATTCTAGTGATCATAAACACGCTCAAAAAATATTTAGACAATCAATACATGTAATTGGATCGGAAGATGCTTCAGACGGAGGTATGCAGGCTCAAATTAGATTAATGGATCATGATGCTGAAAAAACCTTAGTTCAATTAGGTAGAGTAGGTTCCACCGACGGTGCTTTAGGAAATAATAAAGCTGGTAGAATTCTAATTAAGGATAATAATCGAAACAATATTGATTTGTCCTCTAGAGGTACATCGTTTATAAAAGGGTTGGCATCAAATGATCCAGTATTTATGATAACCTCTTCCGCGCAATCAACTAATGACATATTTAAAATTATGCAAAGTGATGGCACTTCTACAGCAGCTACTTGGCGTTTTGTAGGGAATTCAACTTCTGGATACTCAACATATTTTGTAATGGACAACCAAAGAAGTCATATTTATACAGATTCTGCATTCAGAGAATTTTGGATTACATCTGGAGACAATCTTATCTTAACTAGTTCAGATGATACAATAGTAGGTGCATTTGATGACGTCTGGATTAAAACTGAAGGTAAAAATGTTGCTAAATTTGATCAAGATCAGAATGTTACTATTTACGAAGATTTTACTGTAGTAGGAACAAAAAGCTTTCAGATCAAACATCCAGACCCAGATAAACATGATGAGTATGTGTTACGACATTCTACGGTTGAGTCGCCCACATGTGGAGAAAATTTATACAGATGGCAAGTCACTGTAACTGGTAGTTACACAAACATTAAATTACCAGATTATTATAAATTTCTAAATAGTAATGACCAAGTATGGGTATCCCCATATAAACATTTTGGCAATGCATGGGGAGAAGTTGATGTTGCTCAAACAACATTAACTATACATGTAGATTCATGTGGAGTATATAATGTTATGTTAGTAGGAACACGAAAAGATGAAGGGGCGTTAAAAAGTAATATCACTAAGTATGGCGTCGAAACAGCAATTTCTAATAGTAGTTTAGGAGAAAAATAAATGGCAAATGTTTTAATTTCAGGTAGTAGTATATTGATAGCATCATCATCCGGTGCATTTCAATTTGATAGTGACGGTAAACGTACAGTTGATATGAAAGCAGTTTCTGCGGTATGGGAGGTAGACCCAGACGATCCAACAAGTGTTCAGTTTAGAGTACCAAAAGAATTAACCGGAGCAACTAATGACAGAATAGCATTTTATGTATCCGGAAGTGGAAAAATAGGAGTAGGAACCAAAAATCCAGAAGAGGCATTTGATGTTAGAGATGCCGCAGAAGATAAGAGAGATTTAGAATCAGATACCGGAGATTCTGATAATAGAAGAGAAAGTTTATTAAAATTATCTAGAACAGCAAATAATGTTAATATACAAGCAACTAGATTAAAGACTGCAAGAAACATTGGAGGAGTATCATTTAATGGAACTGGAAATATAAATTTGCCAGGTGTTAATACAGCAGGAAATCAAGATACAACAGGAACAGCAGCAACTGCTTCTTTTGTCACCGGATCTGCAGTAAAAGGAAATATATCTGGTAATGCAGCAACAGCAACATTAGCAGCAGATGCGACAACATTAGCAACTGCAAGAGGAATAGGAGGAGTAAATTTTGACGGCTCAGCCGCAATTGTACCATACCAACATAAAGGTTCGATAACTGCTTATTATTTAACACCTCTAGACTTTTATCCAATTTCGACAGCTGGATCTGGTAGATATTTAACACCACATTCGGGAGGTAGTCAGGCAGCCGCAAATAATGCTGCAACACTTGTTTGCAATGTTACATTACCATTAGGCACAACACCAACTCACGTTAATATAAACGGATCGGATACAAGAAATATTGTTCGAGTATATATTTGCAAATTTACTGATACAACTAGTACTGCAATTGATGGTGGAAGTGGATTTGCAGTAGGAACAAATACAGCCGTAAGTGTAAGAGGAGCAGGCTGGAGAGCTGATCAATTTTATCTTGCAATAACAGTCGAGACTGATGGCACTGATTCTATTTATGGAGGATTAATAACGTTAACAAGCTAGCTTTAGAATATTTATATAAAATGAAAACACTAGGACATCAAATAGCAGAAATGGCATTATCAGAATCGCCAGTAAAAACAATATTAGTTGTATACCCAGGTAGATTTCAACCCATGGGACAACATCATGCAGCAGTTTATAAAAAATTAGCTAGTAAATTTGGTAAATCAAATACATTTGTAGTAACATCAGATAAAGTATCTTTACCAAAATCTCCATTGAATTTTAAAGAAAAATATTTGGTAATGCGTAAACATGGAGTTACAAATGTTGTTCAAGTAAAAAATCCTTATCAGGCACAAGAATTGACTAGTAAATATGATCCAGAAACAACTGCATTATTATTTGCGGTAGGTGCAAAAGACATGAAAGAAAATCCTAGATTTAAAATAGGATTTAAGAAAAATGGAGAACCTAGTTATTTTCAAAATTACGAACAAAATAAAGATAATCTGCAACCATTTACTAAACATGGTTATCTAGTTGTTGCTCCACATGTTAATATTAATATACCTGGATTTGGAGAAATGTCAGGAACTACATTAAGACAAGTATTAGCAACAGCAGATGCAGAAACATTCAAAGATGTCATGGGATTCTTTGACCCAAAAATATATAACATGTTGCAAACTAAATTTTCTGCATTACGAACAGAAATAATAGAATCATTTATAATTAAAGAAGGAAGTTCGGTTGGAAGTAGTAATTCAATGGTAGATGATGGTCCTAGATATTATTATGGAAATCAATCTACATATCGAAAAAAATCAGATGCCATGGCTAAACGATTAGGATTTGAAGTTATGAATTATATTATAAAAGACAATCCAATTGAAGTACATGATACTAATTATCCAGATGGCCCCCCATTATCAGTATCATATTTTCCGACAGGAATTAAAGGTGATCGATCTGGTACTGACTATGCAGGTGATATGAAAGGTACTCCGGCATATAAATTATGGAAAAAAGAAATTGCAAAAACAGCACAAACGGTAGGATATAAATTTTTAGATTTTCTAGATGCAGAAGATTCGATTGAGTCGAGTAAAAAAGAAAAATTAAAACCAACAGGGTTATATGAAGATTTTAATGTGCCAATCAATATTGGAGATACAATTATGATGGGCAGATTTAAAAATAAACCAGTTGTAGTTCAAACAATTCAATGGAGCCAAAAGGGCGATTTACTAATAAATGGTAAATCGGCAGCAAGGTTTAGAATACCACCAAAAGAAGATGAAGAACAAGCATTAACAAAAGAGTGGTGGTCAAATACATTCAAAGAATTATTAACAGAAGCTAAAGCCAATACACATTTAACTCATTTGGAAGAATTAATTTTAACTCAAGGCAAAGATGGATATAAACAAGCCAAATCATTTTTAATAGAATTATTGAAAAACTTAGCAGGTAACTCAAATACAAAAGTAAATACATCAGTTAAATGGGATGGTGCACCTGCAATGTTTGTAGGAATTAATCCTGACAATGGTAGATTCTTTGTAGGAACAAAGTCCGTCTTTAATAAAGTACCTAAAATTAACTATACAAAAGAAGATGTAGATATAAATCACGGACAAGCCCCAGGATTAGCAGATAAACTTAAAAAAGCATTAGATTATTTACCTTCATTAGGAATAAAAAATATTCTACAAGGAGATTTTATGTTTGATGATTCTATGGTTAAGTCAACAACTATAGATGGTAAGCCTCATTTAACATTTAGACCAAATACAATAACATATGCTGTAGAATCAGATTCTGAATTAGGAAAACAAATAGCAGCCGCAAAATTTGGTATAGTATTTCATACGACATACCAATCACTAACATCCGGAGCACAATTTGGTGCAGATGTAAGTGGATTAAATCAAAACAGAAATGTTTGGTTTGATGATGCATTCTTTAAAGATACAACTGGTGTTGTTACATTAACAGTTTCAGAAGCAAAAGAAGTTCAATCTTTAATTAAAAAGGCAGATGCAATAAAAGTTAATTATGATAATCTTCCAACTGCGGATCTCAATGTTTATCTTAATAATGAAATAAGATCTGGTCAATTTGTCAATAATCCTAAAGTATCATTCAAAGCATTTCAAAAATGGTTTGAAGAAACGAGAATTGATAAACGAGTTGCAAAATTAAAATCTGAAAAAGGTAGAATGAAAGCTATTACAACCGGACAAGAACAAATGAAAATGTTTCAACGAAGACAACAAGACATAATAAATTTATTTCAAGTATCAAAATTATTATCAGAAGCCAAACTTATATTTGTGAGAAAGTATAACAATGCTATCTATACTACAAAACATTTTGTAGATGATGGTAAAGGAGGCTTAAGAGTCACTGCCCCAGAAGGATATGTGGCAGTTGATAGAATTGGAAATGCAGTGAAATTTGTAGATAGAGTAGAATTTAGTAGAGCAAATTTTGCTATGGATAAAGGCTTTACAAAATAACATTGATAAGTAAGACATAGCATATTTATATAAAAAACATAAAAGGGACAAATTATGAAAGAAAAAGTATTAAGAGAGATGATCAGAAAACAGATTATGTCATCTTTATCAGAAGCACCTACCGATCGAGTAGGAACTAGTTTAGGCCGTGTAGAAAAAATGGCCAGCGTTAAAATGCTAAAAAAGGCATTAGGTCAAGGTTCGCCACAACAACAGGCATCAGGACTTTTAAAGGTAATACAAGCTATATCTGGAGATAATCCGACAGTTGGAAAGGTATTAGCAAGAATGTTACAAAAAGGAGGTATTTCTGAACCTGCAGCGGAGACGCCAGCAATAGAAGAAAATCAAGCATTAAAATCTAGAGCGGCTAGAGTTGATAAAACACAAGCAATGATCCAATTAAAGCAACAATTAAAAACAAAACCGGCAACAGCACAAACAGATTTTGTTATTGATATGATTAATGGATTAGAACTTAAAGATGCTGCTAAAAAAAGATTGCTATTACAATTACGTAAAAATCTAAAATAGTATGAGTAATAAGTTACAAAATATAAAGGCTGTCAAAGAAATGATAGCCGGAACACATCGTACTCAAACTAGACAAACGCATTATTTTGGAACAACAAAACAAGAAATTCCAGAAGGAGATATTTTAGAAAAAGACGATGATGGAAATCCAAAGGTATGGATAGAAACAGATCCAAAGGGTATTCGAACAAAAGTTACTCAACATAATGGATTTAAATCACGTGAACCAGAAAATTCAATTAGACAACAAATTCAAGATATATTAAAAGTACCAGATAAATGTCCCGAATGTGGTAAAAATATGAGAGATCATGAAAAGTCATTGAATTTTAAATTTTATTTTAAACGTGGTAAATGTTTTGAATGTGTTTTAAAAGAAGAAAGAAAAATACGTAATGAGGGGCCTGAAGCATGGAAGGCATATGAAAACAAAATAATGTTAGCAAATGCAGAAGGATGGTTTAAAGATGCCGACAAAGAAGTTAATATTCTTAAAACGCAAGTTAAAGAAACTATATGGGGAAATGCAGATGGCGAACGAGGAGAAGTTGATACGACTGCATTTATAGAAAAGATGGAAATGGATTACGAAAAACTTAAAGAAAAAATACGAAATCAATATTCGGAATAAATTACTAGTGATTAAATTAAAAGATATATTAAATGAATCTGATGTATTTGCCAATACTTCTAATACAAGTATGGCTAATGGCGCAGAAGCAGAAATAGAAGATGCTTTTGATGATCTTGAAAAAGATATTCAAAAATTAGATCTAGATGCACCTGAAACAGAAGCTATTGGGTTAACATTAGCCGGAGTAGCTTTGTCATTTGGCGAAATATCAAGATTATTAGGAAAATTTGTAAATCTAATAAGTAAAATACCAGGATTCAAAAAATTATCTGGGGATAGATTAATTGCATTTGGAGAAAAATTTCATCATAAAATTATTGGAGCATTTGAAAAAGTTATTAAATTAGCAGGAGTAAAAGATACTACAAAAGCAAAAAAGGCTGCCGAACTACTTCATATGGTAGTAGTTGGTTTATTATTATATAAAGGTGTAGGCGGAATGGCAGCCAAATTTGGTAAAGGACAATTTGCAGGAGCTACTTTCAAAGGTGTACTAAATGCAATTAAAAGTAACGAATTAGGAGTATTCCTTAAGGATGCATTTGCATCATTATAATAATTAAAAAACGGAGAAATAGTTATGGGTTTAGGATTAGGAAAATTATTTTCAGGTGGAGCAGCCGAATTAGTAGAAGGCGTGGGTGGTGTACTTGATAATCTAACAACTTCCAAAGAAGAAAAACTTGAAGCTAAACGTAAGATGAAACAATTAGTTTCAGATTATGAAACCAAAATGGAACAAAATATTACTGACAGATGGACAGCTGATATGAATTCTGATTCTTGGTTATCAAAAAATGTAAGACCATTAGTATTAATATTTTTAGTGGTATGCACAGTACTAATGATTTTTATTGATGCAGGAACAATACATTTTACAGTAGAAGAAAAATGGACAGATTTATTACAGTTAGTATTGATAACAGTTATTGGTGCTTATTTTGGTGGTCGTTCATTCGAAAAAAGAAAAAAATAAACCTTTCTTTTATTTGTTTTTCTGCAAATAATTTCTTATATTAAGGTATAATATGGCGGTAAAGAAAAGCATAAAAGAAATAATACGCGATGAGTATAAACGGTGTTCACAAGACCCTGTACATTTCATGCGTAAATATTGTATTATTCAACATCCTACTAAAGGTAAGATGTACTTTAATCTTTACCCTTTCCAAGAAGATACATTAAGTCAATTAAAAGATAATAGATATAATGTAATACTTAAATCTAGACAGTTAGGTATTTCTACTTTAACAGCTGGATATTCATTATGGTGTATGTTATTTAGGTCTGATTACAATGTATTAGTAATTGCGACTAAACAAGATGTGGCTAAAAATCTAGTTACTAAAGTAAGAGTAATGCATGATAATTTACCATCATGGCTTAAAGGAAAGGCGTTAGAGGATAACAAATTATCCTTAAGATTTAAAAATGGTTCACAAATTAAAGCTATATCATCAAAAGGTGATGCAGGTAGATCAGAAGCCTTATCACTATTAGTATTAGATGAAGCCGCATTTATAGATAGAATAGATGAAATATGGACAGCGGCACAACAAACATTAGCAACTGGTGGTGGAGCAATTATT